TTTACTTTGAAAGTTGCAACTGAATGGGGAAGCACTGCTAGAGAATTGATACTTGCAAGGTGTACAAAGGAATGGGTAGATACTGAATGTACTTGGAATGTGTACAAAGATAGTACGGCATGGACAACGGGTGGTGGTGTTGATGATACTGCTTTGACCGAGCCAACTTATTCGGCAACCGTTGGTGATAGTTCGGGTGATATAGTTGTAGACATTACAAAGTTGGTCGTTGATGCAATTAAGCGAAGGGCGGGAAATCTTAACTTCATTATTTATATGCAGTCAACCCCTGCATCTACTGCAATTGCAACTTACCATAGTGTCAACGCAACAACTCCAAGCAACAGACCTGCACTCGCTATGACAGTTGCAGACACAATTGTCTGGTCAGGCGTGGTTGACGATGGTGATGCTGATAACTTATTGAATTGGAACAATATCACGAGTGTAGGAAATACTCTTCCAACCAACAATGACTATGTTTACTTCAATAGTGGAAGCGTAGACGTTACAGAAGGAACGATAAGTTGTGACTCAATGTTTATTAGTGAAGGGTATACAGGAAACATTGGTAGCACTTCAACACAGATAATAATCCGAAGCGATGGTGACAGGTCAATAGATGCAGACAAGAAGTTAGTTATAAACAAGGGCGAAGGATTGTTTAGTTTGAAAGCATATACCTTGACAAGCCAAAGTGTTTACATTTCAAAGTGCCAAGAAAATTGCAAGTACGAAGGCGTGGTGTCTTACAATTGTTATGTGAGTGGAACAAATGCGAACTTAGAAATTGTTGGTGAATCTAATCTTGTTGCAACAGGAACAAAAACAGGAACAAAAAACATTACAACAAGCGGAACTGTCACAACCATAATAGCGTTCAATACTAAGTTGACCGTATCAAATGGCTGCAATGATTTTACTCTTGGTGATGGTTCGAGAATGAATGTGACAAGTGGAGATATTGCACAAAGAGGCTCAAGTTACATAACAGACAACTCGTATGTTGATTTCCGTGGTGGCGAGATAGGCGCAGATACACATATCTTCAGTGGTACTTTAAGTTTCAAGAACAACGAGAACCCAAGCATTACAACAGAAGATATTTACTTGTGGAAGAATGGTTACTTTGACTCAAGAACCAACGTAGGTGCTTGGAATGATACGGCTTCCCCTTCGATAGATTGTAGGGGTGGTGGTAAGTTTGTTGTAGATGTTGGCAGGACTTTAACGATAGCAAACTGATGGCACAGTACGCACAGTTCGCTGCTATTAGTTGTACGCATTGTCCGTACCAATCGGAACGTGCAATTAAAAAACTGCTTGAAGAATTAAAGGGCAGAAATCTTACTCACTTTATTCACTTGGGAGATGTTGTAGATGCAGAAGCCGCTTCGGTACACAACGACAACGAACCAGTTGGTCATACCTTGCACGATGAGTTTACTATTGCTTCGGATATGTTGCGTAGGATAAGGGAAGCGTTGCCAAACGACTGCCAGTTAATTTTGTTGGACGGGAACCACGATGATAATATCCAACGCCCAGATTCTAGAAGAATTAAATATGACTTGCGTGACTTATGCAACCCAAGAAAGATGGACGGCATTGCAGATGAATACAAAAAATGGAAACACATCCCTTACCGTCATGGAGTACGAGGATGTTACAAATTGGGGGCGGTCATCTTTGCTCATGGTTACAGTGCCTCAGCAAACAGTGATGACATTGAGGCAATACAACTCGCAACTGCTTGCGGGGGTCATGCTCACAGACTCATTGTTAGAGGACATACTCACCGCCCAGTACCGCCAACCCAATGTAAGCGAAGTGCAAGAGTAAAGTTGCCATGGCATTATGCAAATGTTGGTTATATGGCGTTCGATGAGCGACCTGCATATACTCATCGCTTCGACATAACGCAATGGGGAAGGGCTTGTTTGATTGGAGAAACTAAAATAGGACGAGCAGACCGCATTGGAAAAGATGGTTGGAAAGCACAACTAATATCACTCGATTGATTTAAGGTCTAGTAACTAATAACTAAAAACATTGGGCGAGTCGTTCTGTTACAATGCCCTAGATATCGAAAGGAACGGACTCCAATCGTCAAACGAGATAGGTAATGTTTTACCAACGAGGGGAGTCCAAAGTTTAAGGAGATGCCAATGGCTCTCAAAGCGAAACAGCCGACAGCGAAGAACGCTCGGCTCAAGTTGTTTATGTATGGTGATGCAGGGGTGGGTAAAACTACTGCCTCTTGCGTACTACCTGCACCTTACATAATTGATACGGAACAAGGTACTAACAATTACTCGGAACTCATAACCAAGGCAGGTGGTGCTGTGTTCCAAACAACTTCAATGGATGAAATTATTGAAGAAGTAAGACAGTTGCGTAAAGAAAAGCACGACTACAAAACTTTGGTAATAGATTCATCCACACCCGCATACTTTGACTTGATAGAAAAGTGTGAGGAAAAAGTTGGCTCAGAGTTTGGTAGACACTATGGTGAAGCAAACAAATACATGAGGCGGTTAATTAACTTGCTCATGGATTTGGACATGAATGTTATCTTCACAGCACATAGTAAAGTTGTGTATGGCGATGATATGAAAAAGATGGGTACAACCTTTGACGGTTGGAAGCGTTTGGATTATATCTTCGACCTTGTATTAGAACTGCGAAAGATTACACCAACAAACAGGAAGGCAAAAGTTGTGAAGACACGACTCGAAGGTTTCCCAGATGGCGATGTATTCGATTGGACTTTTGATGCGCTGTCTAAACGGTATGCAGTTACAGAAATGGAACGTGAAACTGTTGCGGTTAAAGTTGCGACAAAGAAACAGATTGAACAGATAAGAAAGATTGCCGAGAACATCAATGAAGGTAATGAGTTTGTTTCTAGTTGTTTGAAGAAAGCAAAAGTAACTGTGTTAGAAGATATGCCACATGACAAGGCAGACAAAATGATTGAAGCAATGAAAAAGAAAATAGGAGCAATTGAATGATTGAATACAATCCAGAAGATGTACCTGAAACAAATGACTACGCCCCTTGGGAAAAAGGTAATTACGAATCTGAAATTATCGAAGCAGACAAAATGCAATCCAAAGCGGGTAACGATATGATTAGATTAAATCTTGTAGTCACTAATGATATTGGTGGCACGACTAGAATTTATGATTATGTAGTAATTCCAAATACATTATGGAAGTTAAAAAGTTTGTGCCGTTGTTTTAGTATTGAGTTTGATGGCACACTTGATGAGAAAACATTGATTGGCAGACGTATTGAAATCCAAGTAGACATTGATAAAGGAAACGAAAAGTACCCACCTAAAAATATTGTGAAAAAATATATAGACGGCATTGGCGTTCAACCGAAAGTTGAAAAACAAGAAGTTGCATCGACTCCCCCTGTGCCTGAAGATGATATTCCATTTTGATTTATACTAAGTTATCCTTTCGCTTGTGGGGTGGGAGAAATCCTGCCCTGCAAGTTTTTGGATAAGGCAAAGATGAAAGGACTTATTGATGCCAAAGAAAAAAACAAACAAGATGCCCGCCATACTTTTTTATACAGGCGATTGGTTGAAAGACCCCGCTATAAGATGTTGCAGTTTAGAAGCAAGAGGATTATGGATTGAGATGTTGTGTCTTATGTATGAGTCACCTGTTCGAGGTTACTTGTCATTGACGAACGGAGTTGGCGTGTCTGACGTTCAGTTGGCTAGGATGGTCGGCGCATCGACTGAAGAAGTCAAACGCATCACAGACGAACTCAGAGCCTGTGGCGTGTTCTCAGAAACAAGTGAAGGTATTAAGTATTCAAGGCGTATGGTTTCAGATGAATTAGTTAGAGCCGATAAAAGTAAAGCGGGAAAGAAAGGAATGGAAAACCGTTATAACAAAACCGATAACAAACCATCTAACAGAGAAGTAACAGTTGTTGAATATGAATATGAAGATGAATCTGTAATTAACTCTTCTAATAATTATTTAGTAAATAGAAAGTCAAGAGAAAATAATAAAGCAATTGACTTTGTATTAAATGCAATACCTAAAAACCGTTTGCAAAATCCTAGTAAGACACGGGTGCAGATTCGCAGGGTGTTAGATGTTGCAATTAGTAATGGTAAAGATGAGATGGATTGTGCGACATTGCTTGCCGAGCGTTTTGGTTTGTATTATAAGTCGCAAGAAGGTAGTGGTGAGTATTTTAAGTCACCGCACAAATGGTTAGAAGAAGATTGTCATTTAGTAGACCCAAGCGTTTGGGATTCACGAAAAAAACCTCAACCTACAAGTGGTTGGGATTCAGTAACGAAAGGAAATAAAAGTAATGAGTTATAAACACACACCAGAACGAATGAGGTATTTGGCTAAAGCCCATCCAGAGTTTGTTGAATCGTTAGAAAACAAAGCACCGCTCGTCTTACAAGACAAGACAGAGGTATATAGTTTTTTAACTGAAGATAATGTCTTGTACTCTGTGCATCTTACTTATGTTTATGCTTGCAAGCAAAGACACGACATAGAATCTCAGGTTGAAGGCAGGAACTTTATGGTTACTGGTTTGTATTGGATACCTAATGCAAGTCAGAATCCTATTGAGGTTGATGACTACGAAGAACTCACTCATAGATGTAATGAGTTTATGGAAATTAAGTTTGATATTGAAGATTGTTATACCAAGTATGATTTTGGTTATGAAGATGAAGAAGAAGAAGAAGAAATTGTGTATGGTAATAGACCAAGCGATAACCCTAACCCTGTAGACAACGAGAACGGACACTACTTATGAATGATAAGAAACAAAAAGAAAGCGAAACTTTTAAGGCAATTGGTATGTTGATTGGATATGCTTTGGTAAATGTTACAAAGGGCGCATTCTTTGTACTCGGTGGTTACGTTGTGTTGCGATTGGTTGGTGTGTTGCAATGAATGAAATAGAAACAACAATTGACAGGGGTGCCGAGTGGCGAAAGTCTGTTGAGTTAATGCAAGGTCTGTTTCCTAAATGGCAAACTTCAAATGAACAACTTCAATCGTGGAAGGAAAGATTTGGTATGTTGAATCCAGATTGGTTTCGTGAAGCATTGCATTTAACTTATCACACTTACAACAGCGACAGCCCAAAACCTAAATGGGTTGTTGAATGTTTTAGGCAAGTCAAGGCAGGGCATCAAGGTATTCCATTGACTGAGTCAGACGGTGCAACACTTCAACGCCAACAAGACCAACAAGAACAAGAGTTACATGAGTTGCAAGTTAATGCAGACAGAGAACACGCTCGCAACGAAGTTGCAACGTGGACACAAGAAGATGCAACACATTGGGCAACCTTGTTTGCAAAAAATTATAATGGTATGGTTTCTGAAAGGAATAAACTAAACGACATAGCAACATGGTCGGACACCTTTACCCAGTTTGTTTTTGTGTTTAGGAAAATGCAGACGCAATAGCGAAAACAACCAACGCATTTGCTCACAATCAAAAACGCCCTGCACGTTCAATCGTCAGGGCGTTTTTTTCATTTGCGTCTATATATATGTACGTGGTGCAGATTTATCTGCGTTTTTGGCGTAATAAATGCAAAAATCACGTTTTTTCGATATTTACTTGCATAAATGACGATTATTGTTGTATCTTATACAAATACAAATTGATTCTTATCGAGTTTAGGCACTAACGGTTGGGAATGAAAAAGCCAACGAAGTACAATCACAAATCGCAAGTGGTGGTTGGAACAAAAGTCAAACAAGAATTCAAAAAAGGTTAGGCAGATTGGACAATGACATTCAACCGCGAATCAAAGCGAAGCGAATCGAGTCAACAACTGTAACAATTTTTTTTGAGTTTGAAAGCGAACGGCGACACGTACAAGTAGCATCGAGAGAATTAACACATAGCGACAGAGATACGAATACGATAGTTGTATTCAACCCAACAAATGTAGCAACGCACTATTGCACCAAGACATTACGAGTAATTAAAAGTTACGAGTTGTAAAAGAATGTTATTTACAATCGGACAACACTTGTTAGTTGTAGTCGAGTGAACAAAGTGAAACTTGCAATTGCATAGTTGATAAGAATATTGGATGCGTAAATTAAACATTCACAAACTTAGCAGGGGGATAAGTAACACGAGCCGAAAGGTTGGTGTTGCTATTTGTTAGTTAGTTAATTCACAAAAGCCGAAAGGCACAACGAAAGGAAACAAGTTATGAAACTTACACAAGAACAAGTAAAAGAAATCGAAGTGGCAATCAAAGTTCTCACTGAAACACTCAGCGGTGCTAACACAGTTTCGATTGTTGCAATAGCCCAAGCACGTTTTACTTTGGAAGCAATGGTCGAAGATTTGAAGTAACTCGATTGCGAGGTGGGTTGCATTCTTCGGAGTGCAACCTTCCGCACAATTCGGTGCGACAAGAAACACAAACAATTCTTAGAAAGGATAAAACAATGTTTACAGAATACACAGCAACAATAACATACGCACCATTTGGATTAGAAGGTTTGACAATGAGCAACGTCATTGGTCGTACAAGAAAAGATGCACTTGCATTGGCAGTACAAACAATGACCGAGGTTGGCATCAGTCAAGGAATGGCAAAATGGGAAGCCGATGCAAATGCAAAGATGGCAAAGATTAGATTATCAAAAGTAAACAAACACTAAACAATTCTTAGAAAGGAATAAAACAATGATTACTAGAAAAGATTTGAACGCAATAGCAAACACACTAAACCAACGTATTCAACTTTACTTGAAGCAAGACGAGTTGGACAAAGCAAAAGCAGTTTGGTTCACAGCAGAAAGAATGTACCACACAATGGTTTCACTAAATCCAAAAGTACAATACACAAAGTGGAAGGAAGCAGTTTGTGTTGGGTTTAGTTATAGCGAGTTGTTTGAAGACCAACGTGCAATGACTAACGCAGAATGCTTGGATACAGCAATGGCTTTGATTGATGCGGGATATGAAATGGAAACAGTAACAATGGATGCCTTAACAACAGTTGACGAAAGTTGCCCAATAACAAGTAAGGATTGGGAAGTTGTTTTGGAACGAATGAATACATTGGAACAGTGTGAACACTACGAAGCAATCGGACGAAAGTTAACAGAACGAAAGTAAACAAACAATTCTTAGAAAGGAATAAAACAATGTTCGTAATAATAATAATAAACGACAGTCATGACCCACAAGTCATAGGAACTTGGGAAACACGGAAAGAAGCAGAGCAAGCACTGCAACAGAAAAAAGATTCAATGACTGAACGAGATTGGAAAGGCGTTACAGAAATAATGGTTACGGGAATATGGATGGTCAACTAAAACAATTATCTTGAAAGGATAAAACAATGGCAGATAAAAAAGTAACGATTGAACTACACGAAAGCGATTTGAAGTTTTTGATATACGCACTGGGGAAAGCCGAAAAGTGGCACATAGCAGTATCAAAAGAAACCACAGACCCAGACAATGTAGCAACCAAGAAAGAGTTTCGAGAATGGCAACAGCATAAAATTGATAAGTGTTTTATGTTGGCGTGTGATTTAGAAAGCGACCATGAAGAACGAATCGAAATCCAGAAAGGAATTACACAATGAGTAAAACAATTAAAACAGAAACAACTTTTACAGAACTTCAAGCGAAATTGATACTTGCATTGCTTTTGCAACTCAAAGATAGTGAAGCAGGACAATTGGACAACTTTTACAATGGTGGTGTCGAAGACCATTGCAACAAGGCGTCTTGAACTATGAGAGCGTTAAAAGAACTGCAACGCAAATACAAGACATATCGAATAGCAAACCCACACCTTGAACCATTTGGGGTGTGGTGTTTGTTATGTGTTGAGTTTTATGGTTGCGACAAGGACGAAGCGATAGTAAAAGAATCTTGGGATAAGTTTCAGTCAGCCAAGAAAAAGGTACTAGGTAAAAAACAATTTAAGAAAAGGAAAAAGAAATGACTACTGAAGAATTAAAAAGTATACCCGTTGTTGATATGGCAGATGAAATTATTAAACAGCGAGTAATAAAAAAGAACAAAGAACATGAAAGAAAGTTTTTCCATAACACTATGCGGTTAGGAAATGAATTAGTAAAGGTAAAAACACAGGTACTAGAAAAGTAAACAGGCGCAAGCCGAAAGGAATTACAGTTATGAAAGAATCTATATTCAAAGAAACAGTTTATGAGGATGCAGTGCGAAGTATGAAAGCACTTAATGGCAGAAACCCAGATGATGTATATGACGATGCAAGCGACATACTTGAGTTTATCAAACACCTTAACCCATTGGAATATGTGAGATGGTTTATGTTGGTTGGTTACTCGGAAGCAAAAGCAATCGAGTTGCTGAAGCGGGAACTTTGCGGTGAGCAATCGGTTTATGTACTCGACATTGAGGACAATACCAAGAGCGGGTTTGTTAGTACTGGGTACTCAATAGGTTTGACGTTCAAAGAGGACGAGTTGTTTGAACCAGACCATTGGTATTATGTTGTACCAGTAGGCGAGTACAAACCTGAAGCAACATTTGAAACTTACGGTGAAGCAAGGGAGTACGCCAATGCGAATAATTAAAGAAGAAGATGCAAACACTATTGCCAAAGACGGAGTGGTGTTAGCACTAACAGAAAAGTTGCATAGGAAAGCCAGAGCAGAAAAGATAGCAAAGCGTGAAGCGCCGAAATGGAATGGAACACCTTTGCTTTGTATGTATGAAGTTGAAATTGCTAGTGGTCGTAAAGTCAAAAGGTACTTGCCATTGGTTCAATACGTGCCAACAGACCGACAGTCAAAAGTGTTTTATGAACTGTTAGAAGAAACAAATCCCGAATTTATGAAAGGAATAAGTAATGATACACGTAATGCTTAGCGAAAAAGAAATTGGACAATTAACAGAAGCACTACATTGTACGCTTCAAATGTTAAAAGAAAAAGACCCAGAGAATGGTCATCACTTTGAAACTATGTATCAAAGAGTAAAAGATAAATTAGAGGCAATTCAAAATTCTATTGATAAAGAAAGGGAATTAAGTAATGAAGTATCTTAAATGGATATGGGAATTGGTAAATGATTTGGCAGGGGCTTTAACACAAAGCGGATACGTTGAAGTATTGCCAGATGATAAAGACAAACACCGAGAAGATTATTTTGAAGGTGTTAGAAAAGAGTTAGAACAGTTAGAAGAAAACAAGTAAGCGTTTTACTTGTTACAGAAATTAGTATGGGGCTTGGTTACGTGGTGTAGCCAAGTCCTTTGTTTATGAAAGGACAAAAATATTATGAGTCACGAAATAGAAAAACATGACAAGATAGTTGTTACAAAGAAACAGGCATGGCATGGCTTGGGTATCGTAGTTGAAGAAGCACCAACACCATACCAAGCATTGCACATTGCAGGAATGAATTGGGAAGTTGGCACTTGCCCATTGTATGGTTTGGTTGAAGGCGAAGGTACACAAGAACCAACTCGGGTAGTGTACGAAGACAGATATGGTTTGTATCGTAAAGACCTCAACCTAATGCTTGGCAATTGTTCTGAGCATTATGTACCAATCCAAAATATGCAAGTTGCGGATTTGATTTATGACGTAGCAGAAAGTGAAAACATAAAAGTTGAATCAGCAGGTTCATTAAAGAATGGTCAACGAATATTCTTTTTGGTTGAGTTAGGTTCTATGGGATTGCAGAATGGCGATGACGTTATCAAACAGTATGCGTTTTTTCATACTGGTCATGACGGAAAGACAGGTTTGAGCGTGAGACAAACAAACGTCCGAGTAGTTTGTGCAAACACAGAAGCAATGGCAATGCGAGATTCAAGCATACGGCTACGGCACATGGGCGAGAACGCTTATGACCTTGAAGCGGTACGAGCAAAGTTGGGTGACATTAAAGCACAAGCATTATTGTTTGAGCGAACTATGGAGCAAGCCATTGAAACAGAATGGGATGATGCAATGATTAGTGAGTACTTTGTTAAGACATGGAAACAAGGTACAGGCAAACCGTTGCCAACAGACCCAAAGTCAAAAGCGTTTGCTAAGTTTGCAAACACAATGCAGACATGGCATGACTATGCAATGAAGCACGAGCATCAAGCGAACTGTCATGGCACAGCGTACTCAGCGTTCCAAGCAGTTACTCAATATGCAACTCACGATATGAACGTGAAAGATATGGGCAACGGCAAAGACCAAGCAAGACAGTTGAATACATTGTTTGGTGGCGGTAGCAAACTTGGTGATTCAGCAGGTAAGAATTTAACACTAGCACTTAAATAAGAAAGGCGTAGCAACAGCATCGGCAATAGTGTCGATGTCTGTTTGCTATTTTAATTATGAAGATAACAATTTACGAAGTAGATACGGGATACTTTATTGCAGACAATGTAGAGCATGGTAAAGAGTTTGGCACAGGCGAACTTAAAAAATCATTTACTAAGAAACGTGAAGCAGAAAAATGTTTTAGGCGGGAAACAAAGCGACTGCGTTGTGATGATGTAGATTGGTTTGCAGTTACATTAACTGAAAAAACATTTGACGGTTCACCAAGAGCAATAGTTGCAACAGCAAATGGCAAAAGGCAAGTCGAGAATTGTGCAGTATCTACAAAAACACTAGATGCTTTTCAATTGACAGAACTCGAAGTAATAAAGCGAAGCAATGAAAGGATAAGAATATGACTCAACATAATTTCTTTGAACAAGCGATAGTGAAAATGTTTACAGAACAAAATGACTTCAGGAAAAAGTATTACGATAACAATTTAGATAACCAAAAAGGAGTAATGCAACCAACATCATTAGAAGCATTAAAAAGTATTGACTGCATGAGCATAATGGAAAAAGTTTTGTGCGAGTTGAAGATTTTACAATCGACTGATGATGAGTTGGAACAACGTATGGGAATGCGACACCAAACAGTTAGTAGTTGTCGTAGAAAATGTGTAATTAAAGAATGGGTAGTACCAACAGGAAAGAAACGACCAACACGTTCAGGCAGGAATGCAAATGTTTGGGAGTTGACTGACGAAGGTAAAGCCAAAGTAAAAACTATTTTAGAAAGGAAAGAACAATGAGTAATATGAGTTACTGTAGATTTGAAAATACAACAAAGGATATGTGGGAATGTATTGATGCACTAGAAGAAGCAGATTGGAATATGGATAGTCTGAAACTAGATGCTTCAGAATATGAGCAACCCGCAATGGACAGGTTTATAAAACTGTGCAGACGAGTTGTAAAGGTTATGGGTGAAACAGATGAGCAAACTTAATGAAGTAGAAAAGACAATGATTGAGATTGCTTATGACAGTTGGTTATTTGCAGTTGCTACTCACCAAGACAATGAACTCATTGCTCACCACGCTAAACGATTCAAGTATCTTATTGATTGGATTGGTACAACATTAGAAATAGAAACTGAAAGGAAGCAAGATGGTTTGAATATATTGGCATAGTAAATGGTGATGGAATAGATTGAGGAAGCCCTCGTACAACTTAAATGTTGTGCGGGGGTTTTTTTTTGGTTTACACCTACTCGGACGGTCACAAAAGATACGATATTAGTTAGAGCGTATTAAATGGAACTGACTAAAAGCATAATGGATGAAGTGTCGAAGATTACCTTGCATTGGGCAAGGCGTTTTAATTATAAGTACCCAAGATGGGAAGTTGATGAGTTACACAATGAAGCATTCCTAATAAGCGTTAGATTGCTTGAGCGAGATAAGTACAAGGCAGAAATATCTTCAATGGCTACCTTTCTATGGAGAGCATTAGCATACGACATTGGACATAGATATAAAAAGGCAAACGCTCAAAGATATTTGACTTGTCCAGATGGGGTAAGGCGTTATCAGCAAAAAGAATTGAGCCAATGCAATCTAACCAAGGCACAGCAATACGAGTATGATAAAAAAAATACCGAAGATGACGTGCCATTAAGTTTTATTGATGTTAAAGTAGAACACAATGAGTGGTCGTCTGGTAGGATTTATGGTCATAGTGAACAAGATTTACTTAGCCGAGGTATGAGTATTAAAGAACAGCGAAGTCAAGCAAAGGAGTTTAGAGAAAACTATGAACAGCAGAGCAAAAGGAGCGAGAGGTGAACGGTACTTTGCTAATTGGTTGAAACAAACTTTTGGTTTGAATGCAAGGCGTGGTCAACAGTATTGTGGGTTGGCAGGTAACGCAGATGTAGTTGATGGCTTCCCAGATACTCATGCAGAAGTTAAGTTCGTTGAAAAACTTAACATTGATAAGGCAATGGAGCAAGCAGTAAGAGATTGTGGCGATAGTATCCCTTATGTTGCGCACAAGAAGAATAGATGTGAGTTACTAATTACTATTAGGGCAGAGGACTTGAAAGCGTTTAGCGAAAGTGTAATGAGTGTAACCAATGGCAAATGAGTATGACCCAACTAAGTCAATGAATGGTTGGATAGAGAATAAGAAATTAGTTCTACACAGACTCGAGGAGATAGAACATCATGTACGAAGTATGGAAAAAAGGATTAGCAAGATTGAAAAAGATATTGCTATTCAAAACTCGCACACTAGAATCTTTGCGGGTATCATCGGTGCGGTTGCAGGTCTTGTTCCTGCTCTGCTTTCTATCCTTATGGCAAGTAGGATGTAGTGCAATAGGTAAGGTGTTTAATCCTGCGCCAACGATGAGCGAACAGGTTGGGTATGTTGCAAAGGAAGTAAGTAGTGCAGGTAACGAACTCGCAATGCTTAGTTGGATAGGTGGTTTGGCAACGCTTGCGGGTATCGCTTCGCTTGTCATAACAAGGGGCGGTATGGGAATGCGGGCAATCGTGATTGGCGTTATGCTTATCGTTCTCAACTTCGCAGTAGCGAACTACATGAGTTGGATATTAGTACCTGTGCTTGTTGCTACAGGCTTGATTAGTTTGGCGTGGTCATATAAGACCATCAAAGAAATGTTACATAACAAGGAGTGCAAGAATGGCTAGTTTATTAGGAACAGTTTGGTTTGTTGGTTTAGTTGGTGTTGTTTGTTTTTGTGCAGGTGTTTATCTATCAGATAAAATTAAAAACTTGCTTGGCAAATAGAAATAGTTTTGCAAGCAATTAGAGTGAATCATTCAAACGCCCACATCCCGTCACCAACAAAGGAGTTGATGCTTGAGTTGGCTCGTGGTATACATTGCACAGTAGCAGGTATGGCAACTGATGATATGGGCGAGAAGCATGAACCGTTTGAAGGGTTGCCAGAGAATGTGCAACAGTATTGGATTGAAGGTGCAAAGTCGGCGTTCGCTATTATTGCAGTACACGGTGGTGGTCAAGTCGAGAAGATACCTGATGCCAAATAGAATCAAGAACTTCTGTCGTGGTTTGAATTGCAACAACAAAGCAAACGTAGGCAGTACGTTGTGTTGTGACTGTGATAAAGAAAAGAAACAGCAACAACTAACTCCATCGGAACAAGGATATGATTATCATTGGTCGAAGGTAAGTAAGTTAGTAAGACGTAACGAACCAGTGTGCAGAATGTGTAAACAAAAACTTGCAACAATGGTTGACCATATTGTTCCATTGAAGCAAGGTGGCGAACGTCTTGCACTCGACAACTTACAACCATTATGTTTGCCATGTCATAACACAAAAACGAATAACGATAAGGCAAAGTATTCGTATTGAATCGCAACGCAAAAAGCGAGAGAATCGCAACATCGTACAAATGCCCTCAAATGCGTATTGCAATGCGTTATTAGATGTAATACTTTACGCATATCTTAGACGCAGTACAATCGTCTGTGCGACCGTTTAAAAATCTTAATGACGAATGGCATTCCGAACCCCATGAAACGGCACACAGCCGCTCCTAGACCCCTTAAACGCAAAGGGGGGGTATATTGCGTTTATAACTTGCGTTGTTTTTCGTAACGCCCGCCAACTCACAAAGAAATACACGAGTTTTATAGGTGGGGGTAGGCGATTTTTGGTATTCTTGCAAATGACCCACAACTGATGGCAAAAAGGAAAACAAAATGAACACAAAAAAAACAAAGTTAACCGAGTTAGTTTTTGATAATGAAAACGCAAGACGGCACAGCGAAGAAAATAAGTTTGCAGTTAAAACTTCACTTGAAAAGTACGGTCAGCAAAAACCAATTGTAATAAACGAAGACAAGAAAATCATTGCGGGAAACTGCACTGCGGTTGTTGCAAAAGAACTTGGTTGGGAAACCGTTGATACGGTTACAACAAAATTGACCGCCGAACAAGCGACTGCGTATGCAATTGCTGATAATAGAACGAGCGAGTTGGGTGAATGGGAAGGCGATGTCTTAAAGTTCTTGGTTGAGTCAAATGAAATAGATTTAGATTCAATTGGTTTTGACGTTGACTCCTTTAACATTGCGACAGGGGAAATGAGTTGGGATGAAGAAGATAGACCAAATGTGGACGAAGAAGTGCAGGTGCCTACAGTTAAAATACAACTATCGCTTACTGATTGGGGCAGAAAACAAGAAGTAATAGATGCGATTAGTAATATGATTTATGATAATAGTTGGGGAGATTTTTTAGAAATCAAATGATGCCGTTCCCTAATATCTTGGCGTCCTATGCGTATTGCAGAAACAATAAAAAGTTTACGGATACGCTTTGTAAAATTGTCAAAGATGAAAGCACGAACTTGCTAATAGATTCGGGAGCATATACCGCTTTTAAGATTGGCAAGCATATAGATATAGATGATTACATCGACTACATTAAATTGCTAAACGATTGTGGTGGTGCTTGGAATTATATTCAGTTAGATGTAATTGGAAATAAAGAAGCAACATGGAAAAATCTTGACTATATGTATGCAAAAAATGTAAAGCCGATGCCAGTGCTTACAGTAGATATGGAATCTAGCGTTGCAAAGGGTTACATGGATTACAACGATTTTATCTGCATAGCAGGCGGTCAAAGAAGTTGGACTGGTGCAAAGCAATGGCAATGGAAGCGAGCGAATGAAGTAAATAAATTAACCGAAGGAAAAGCACGCTCACATTTTCTCGCTTTTTTGCAAATACCCGACTTGTATGATTTGCCTCTGGAGTCAGCCGATGCTTCAACTTGGTTGGCAGGACAGCAATACTCAAGGATAGCGTGTTATATATCTGGCGGCAAAATGACTGGTTCGGATTTTTGGTTCAAAAAAAAATATCTTCCAAAAAATAAACTTGGCGAGCATCTAGTCAGGCATCTTGACAGAGATAAGATAACAAAAACTATTTGGAGAGATAAGTCGATAATGGCAACTGGTGGTGCATCTTACTGTTCTCTTAAAACAGCAACTTCGTTTGTTGCACTTTGCAATGATGCGAGAAAACGTAGTCGGCAAGTTTTTTTAGTAACGTCTAGTTCGCATGATATCGATAGTTTATATGTAGCATCGAAGTATGGTGATGATAAGGGCTACTTGGATTACTTCGGTGCAAAAGTTGAGTTTGATAAACTAAGAGCGTTAAGAAAAAACGATTTTAACAAATGGCAACGATATGTAACTGATGGAATAAAAGAATTGGGTGAAGTTAAACGAGATTAAATATATGAAAAACAAAAAAGTATTACTTTACAGTGGTGGTTTGGATAGTTGGTTGATAGATAAATTGTGGAAACCAGATGTAAAACTTCATCTAAAAATTGGCACAATGCAGAATGAGATAGAGTCATCAATCTTGCCCAAGGATGTAATTGTAAAAAAAATAAAGTTAGACGAGTATGTAATTGACGATGGCATAGTTACAATACCGCTACGAAACTTAATTTTTCTTTGCTTGGCGGTGAACTACGGAAATGTGATTTGTCTTGGTGGAACAGCAGACGACTTGCACTATGACAAGACATTGGGATTTATTAAAGATTCAGAAAACCTTTTCAATAGTGTCTTGAGTAAAGAAAAAAACGATAAAGATTTTAGCCAAAACATTAAAATTGTAATGCCTTGGAAAGAGAAAACAAAAATACAAATACTAAAGCAATATATTGACGAAGGTGGTGATGCGAGAAGTGCGTACAAAAGTTCGTTTAGTTGTCACTTTCCAAAAAATAAAAAGGAATGCTGTGAATGTATCGCCTGTATTAAAAAGATAAACGCCTTTAAGGAAGTTGGATATGATTTTAGTTGATGCAATAGCAATAGTGGGAACAGGGAATGTTGGAAGTTGTATTGCCTCTTTGATAGTATCAAAAGAAATATGCAACAAGTTATACCTAGTTTCGTCTACTGACAATACTACTTCGGTTGAAGGTGTGCTTTGCGACTTGATGGGTAATTCTTCAGACATAGATATTGCAGTTGCGGGTTACAAAGAAGTTCAAAATGTTGACTTGGTAATTGTATGTTCTGGGATTGCTCAAAAAGAAAAGCAAAGCAGAAATGATTTGCTTGATGAGAACAAGAAAATAGTAAAAAAAATTGGCGATGAGTTAAAAAAAATAAAATACAACAAGCGGGTTATAGTTGTGACTAATCCTGTGGACATCTCATCGTATTTATTGCAGAGGCAGTCGCAAATAAATTGTAAAAAAATAATAGGCGTTGGTACACTTATAGACCAAAATCGGCTCAGAAATATATGTAAAAAGAATATAGATATAGGCGAAGCAAAAATAGTTGGGGAGCATGGAGATTCAATGGTTTTAATACGAGCATCTAAAAAAAAGTTTTCAAGAGTTTTTGGAAAAGTTAAAAATCTTGTCTATGAAATTATTGACAAAAAAAAAGTAAGCAACTTGGGTATTGGTTTTACAGTAATTGAGTTAATAGAAAAATTGTTTTCGCCTTGTGTTTGCTGTGCGGTGCCATTTAGTTGTTATGACTATGAGCATGGCATATACATTAGCAATCTGTACGACATCGGAAACAATAAAATTGAAAAGGTTAGTCATGTCTTATCAAAGCAAGAACAGCGAAGTTTTGACTTGAGCGTAGATGCAATAAAGAAACAGATAGAAGAATGCGATTGAAAAAACAATTACCAAAAAGGAAACAAAAATGATTTCTTGTACTAGGAAACTTTGGTTCTGTGCAGGGCATAGAGTAAAAGGACATGAAGGGAAATGCAGACACCTTCACGGTCATAACTACATTGTCTACATAACAGCACAAGCAAGTTTAGATTCGATTGGTAGAGTTATTGACTTTAGTGTATTGAAGGAACAGTTTGGTTCGTTTATTGATGACAACTTCGACCACGGTTTCCTTGTTTGGGAAGATGACAAGGAAGTGATTGATGTACTAAAGAACATGGGTGAGCAAAAGGTATTTGTAATGCCAACAAACCCAACAGCAGAAAACATTGCACAATTCTTGTTAGATAACAGCGATGATATTCTCGACAACAAAGGAGTTGAAGTTACGATGGTAAAAGTATATGAAACAGAAAATTGCTTTGCGGTGGCAACACGATGAAGGGGTACTGGGTAAGCGAAATCTTTTACTCGTTGCAAGGTGAAGGCGTAAGGTCTGGTACTGCAAATGTTTTTGTGAGGTTCAAAGGTTGCAACTTAGAGTGTGCAATGGAAGAAGGCGAAAAGTCAATAGGTGGGTTTGACTGTGATACCGAGTTTGAGTCAGGTATTAAGATGTCGCCTCACGACTTGATGGATGCTTGTGAAGCAATGGTTGTAAAGCAAACGAATAGTAACCACGTTCAGTTCAATGTAATCTTTACTGGTGGTGAACCTGCAATTCAATTGGACAAAGAATTAGTTTCAATGTTCAAGGAGAGTGGTTGGTATACAGCAATAGAAACAAATGGAAGCATGGACGTTTCAGATTTAGGTTTAGATTGGATTACAGTTTCGCCAAAGGTTGCGGAGCATTGCGTAAGACAACTAACAGCAGACGAAGTAAAATATGTCAGAGGCAACCTGCAAGGAATACCTAAACCAAAGTGCAAGGCGAAGAACAAAGTTATATCTCCTGCGTTTAATGGTTTAGAAAAAAACCAAGATGCTGTTCTTTGGTGCATCGAATTAGTAAAGCAAAATCCAGATTGGCAACTAAGTGTGCAAGACCATAAGTTATGGAGAATAAGGTAATGAGTATAGGCGAAGAAGGTATTAGAGATTTACTTATTGAGATTGGACAAGACCCTGAAAGGGAAGGCATTGTTGATACACCAAAGCGAGTTGTAAAAGCAATGAAAGAAATGACTGCGGGTTATAACCAAAGCCCAAAAGAAATACTGAGTAGACAATTTGAAGGTGATAACTACGATGACTTAGTTATTGTGAGAGGTATTAGGTTTGCTTCCTTATGTGAACACCACCTCTTGCCTTTTGTTGGAACTTGTGCAGTTGGGTATTTGCCAAGAATAAAAGTTGTTGGCTTGTCAAAGTTGCCAAGGCTTGTTGAGTGTTATTCTAAACGGTTACAACTTCAAGAAAGAATGACTAGGCAGATAGCCAATGCGGTAATGATTCACTTAATGCCTAGAGGCGTTGGAGTTTATGTGCAAGCGACTCATCAATGCATGGCTTGCAGAGGTGCAAGACAACCCGATGCTGATATGGTTACAACAACTGTACTTGGGGAGATGCGAGAAAATCCTTCGCTCAAGTCTGAGTTTATTCAGGCGGTGCATCATGGATAGACAAGGAGCAAACCAATGTGCGGCAAAATGAAACTAATCAAAAAGAAAGGCTACTATTCGGGCGAGGTGTGGGAGTTCAATTTACCTGCGGGGCATTCATGTCCTTACGCTTGCAAATGTTTAACCAAAGCCGATAGACAAACAGGCAAACAAACATCTGGTCAGCAAAGAACTTTTAGATGTTATGCCGCAAGTGCCGAGCGTTTTCCTGCGGTCAGAAAAAGCCGTTGGGCAAACTTTGAAGCACTCAAAGAAATGAAAAGCGAAAAAGAAATATATGTAGCACTTTTTCAAATGTTCACAGGAAAAGAAAGTGCAGTTCGTATTCATGGTAGCGGTGACTTTTTCAATCAAAGATACTTCAACGCTTGGGTACTTATTTGTCAACTAATGCCAGAGGTTGAGTTTTGGGCTTTTACAAAATCAATCCCGTATTGGGTCAACTGTGAGTATTCCATACCTAGCAATTTTACTTTAACTGCAAGTCGTGGTAGTTCTCACGACCATCTCATTGACAAGCACCAACTCAAAAACTGTGAAGTCTTTTTAACGAGCAAGGATGCGGTGGCTTCGGGGCTGCCGATTGATACAGACGATACCCTTGCAAGAGAATCAAGAATAGACTTTGCTTTGGTCGACAACTACGAGAGGAAAGAACAGCATGGGTAAACGTGGTCCGAAACCAACACCAACTGCGATGTTAAAACTTCGAGGTAGTTGGCGTGGCGATGTAAACAAAGACGAGCCAATGCCAGACATTGGTGTTCCTGAATGTCCAAAAGAAATAGAAGGCATAGCAAAAGATTGTTGGGATGAGTTAGCACCAATGTTAGTCGGCATGAATGTTTTAACTGTCGCTGATGGGAAAGCGTTTGAGTTGTTATGTGTTACATTTTCTAATTGGAAACGAAGTGAAGCAATGTTACAAAAGCACGGTGACGTTTATCCAATAAGGGATGCCAATAACAACGTGAAGTATTTACAACAGTCGCCTTATGTTGCAATGGCTAGAAACTTTGGCAAGGCATTTAAGGAAATGCTTTGTGAGTTTGGTTTAACTCCATCATCTAGGAGTAGAATTGTTACAGGTGGTGATAAGCAAGCAACAAAAGCAGATGAGCGAATGAAGTATCTATCGGGATGACAGATAAAGAAACAGAAGTGGATTTGATGTTACCCGACTATAACCCTTACGACCAGTGCGGAGATAGTGAGTTTGAGATTGAAGTTGCAACGAGGGCTGTTGATTTTTTTTCTTTATTCTTAAAACATGACAAAGGCAAATGGGCGGGGCTACCCTTTCACTTATCGCCTTGGCAAGTTAGTGTTGTTGCAAATTTGTTTGGATGGATTCGTGAAGATGGTGCAAGAAGATATCGTTCTTCGTTGATTGAGTTGCCTAGAAAGACAGGCAAGAGTCATCTTTGCGCAGGGCTTGCTTTGTATTGTTTGGTTGCTGATAAAGAAGAAGGCGCAGAAGTTTATACCGCAGCCGCCGACCGTGACCAAGCAAGCATTGTGTTTGGTATTGCTAAAAGATTTGTTGAAGCAGACGAATACCTTTCCAGAATGTGTACCGTTTATAGGAATGCAATTGTTGTAGAAAGTACAGGCTCGACCATGAAGGCGCTATCTTCTGATGCCCGAACTGCTCATGGATTAAATGCTAGTGCTGTTATCTGTGATGAGTTGCACGTTTGGACAAAACCAGATGCTCGAGATTTGTACGAGGCACTTGTAACAAGTCAAGGAGCAAGACGGCAACCACTTACAATTTCAATTACCACAGCAGGAACAGCCGAGCCAACATTGTGGAAAGAAACTCACCAATACGCAGAACAGGTAAGGGATAACGTAATTGAGGAAACTTCTTTTCTTCCTGCGCTGTGGTGTGCAGATAAAGATGAAGATTGGTCAGACCCAGAGGTGTGGCATAGAGTTAATCCTTCGCTTGGTATAACTACGCCTGTAGAATTTTACGAGCAAGAGTGTGCAAAGGCAAAAGCGTTGCCTTCTTATGCAAATGCTTTTAGGCGTTTGTATTTGAACCAACCTACTGAGGCATTAAGTCGTTGGTTGTCTATTGATGCGTGGGATGAGTGCGAAGAAAGATATACCGAAGAACAACTTGAAGGCAGGACTTGCTATGCGGGTTTGGATTTATCTTCAACACTTGACTTGACAGCATTGGTTTTAATATTCCCAAGAACTGAAGAAGAAGGAAAGGGGTATGATGTATTGCCTTTTTTCTTTATACCATCTGAAAATATAGAAAAAAGATACAAGCGAGATGGTGTGCCATATCCAAATTGGCGAGATGAAGGAAACATCTTTTGTACTGAAGGAGATGTTATAGATTATGGCTATGTAAAAAATAAAGTTTTGGAATTAGGTGCAAGATACGATATTAAAGAGATAGCAATAGATAGATGGAATGCTACTCAACTAGCAATCGCTTTAGAAAATGAAGGTTTTACTGTCGCTTACTTTGGTCAAGGGTATAGAAGTATGTCTGCACCTGCAAAAGAATTAGAAGCGTCAATCATAGGAAAACGATTTAGACACAATGGACACCCTGTACTTAAATGGAATGCAAGTGTATGCTCTGCCGAAGAAGATAGTGCAGGAAATATTAAACCATCTAAAAAAAGAAGCAACGAAAGAATTGATGGTATAGTGGCTTGCGTTATGGGAATAGGTCGAGCAATAGCAAACAACGAAGGCACGAGCGTTTATGAGAATCGTGGCTTGGAGAGTTTATAAATGGGAATTTTTAGTTGGTTAAAGTCAGAAGAAAAAGAAACTAGAGGTCAGTTAAAAAATCCTTCTTGGTGGGAGTCGGTGTTTACTGGTTCGTCAACAAGCGCAGGAATACGAGTGACAGCGGACAGTGCATTGCATCAGCCCGCTGTCTTTGCATGTGTCCGAGTAATTAGTGAAGATGTTGCATCGCTTCCAATAAAAGTTTACTCAAGAGTTTCAGACATGGTAAGGGAAGGTGTTGACTCACACCCTGTATCCAAATTACTAACAAAGAAACCAAATGCAGAAATGACTCCCTTTACTTTCAAAGAAGTAATAACTGCACACGTTTTACTTTACGGTAATGGGTACGCAGAAATAGAAAAAGACAATGCGGGAAATGTAATTGGTTTATGGATATTACTACCTGAGAAAATGCAAGTTGGGATAGTTGACGGTGAAGTAGTTTATGTTTATAACTCAGGCAATGGTCAAGTAACTTATCCAAGTGATAGAATCTTTCACATAAAAGGTCTTGGGCATGATGGGTTAATTGGATACTCACCAATCGAGTACGCAAGGGAAACCATTGGCATAAGTGCTGCTATGGAAAAGAGTGGCGGTACATTCTTTTCAAATGCAAGTCGTCCGTCTGGAATATTATCTCATCCTGCAAAACTATCTGAGGGAGCCGCTAAACGACTTCGAGAAGGTTGGCAAGGAATGTACTCTGGTTCAGAAAATACAGGACGCACTGCAATCTTAGAAGAAGGTATGAAGTGGGAACAGTTATCAATACCACACTCCGATTCTCAATGGTTAGAATCAAGACAGTACTCGTTGCAAGACATTGCTCGTATGTATCGAGTGCCACCGCACATGATTGGCGACCTCAGTAGGAGTACCTTCAGCAATATAGAGTCACAGCAGATTGCTTATATGCAAAGTACTTTAATGCCTTGGTTGCGTAGATGGGAACAAGAAATTAACCGTAAGTTAATTGGTGACGATGAGCAAAAAGTTTATGCGGAATTTCTTGCAGAAGAACTGTTAAGGGGCAACACATTAGAAAGATACGATGCTTATAGGATGGCAAGAGAATCTGGTTGGCTTTCAGTAAATGACATCCGCAAAAGAGAGAACCTTAATCCAGTTGAAGGTGGGGATTCTTATATCCAACCACTTAACTTCATTGATTCAAACTTGGCAAATGAAGTACAAGGTGGTGCGATTGAAGGCAGGGCTTGGTTGCATGATTCAGTTAAGAGGGCTGTTGCAATTATTAGAAACAGTTGTACTCGCAAAATGGAAAAGATGACTGATGAAGAATGGCAAGAATGGCTGATTAACCAAGACACACAATTAAAAGAAAAGGTAGTTGAAATTATAGATGGCTCATGTAGACAATTAGAACTAAACTCCTTAGACGTTGCTACTGTGCTAATCGAAACTTGCGAGTCAGCAATTAAAACATCCCAAACAAAAAAGCGTAGTTATGAAAACTGTACAGCATGGGCAAACAGTTTTATGAATGAAGCGACCTTGGACATAATACTAAAACGGAGTCAAGAAAATGAATGAAGAAAAAAACAAGGCAATGGAAAAAGAAACTCGTATATGCAACGACTTACATCTTGCACATACTCGAAGTGAAGATGGTACTGAACCTGAAGCACCAAAGATTGTTGGGTACGCTTCTGTCTTTGACTCGATGTCCGAAAATCTTGGTGGGTTCAGAGAGTTAATACAGCGTGGAGCGTTTGCAGAATCACTTGCAAACAATGATGAGGTTCATGCTTTGTTTAACCATGACGATAATAAAATACTTGGTAGACGAGGTGCGGGTACTTTGAACTTGTGGGAAGATGACCATGGTTTAAGAGTTGAGATAGACCCACCAAACACAACAGACGGCAATGATGTAGTCGAACTTCTGAGAAGGGGTGACTTAGTTTCGATGTCTTTTGGATTTTATAATATCAAAGACGATTGGGAAACTAGAGATGGCGAGGACATTAGGACAATCAAAGAAGCAAAACTTTTTGATGTTTCAGTTGTAACTAATCCTGCTTACCAATCGACTGAAGTCAATGTCCGTTCTCATAATGAATATGTAGCAAGTAAAGAAATTGAGAATACAGACTTCGATGCTGTTGGTGAAACTATCGACTTGAGACTTCGACTACGTTTAGCAGAGGAAGCATAATGTCTTACAAAACCAAATTGAAACTGTTTGAGTTAGGCACGATGATACTTACCGTCTGTATAACTTCGTTCATTGTTTTGCTAGTTTGCAAGGCAACCCACTAATGCTATACTGGTCAAGAATTATTGTGATATGCAGACCCGATATAACTGCCATTGCTTTTTTAGTTTTCTATTGTTACTATAATTAGTACAGCCCGTTGGTTATTACTTGCCGTTGCAAGAATCGTTTTTTTTTACAACAACAACAAACACAGAGGAAAGACACTATGTCACAATCAAAAGAAATGCGAGAACAACGGTGCAAACTTGTTGCCGATGCTCGAGCAATAATGGACAGTACGGAAACACTTGATGCAGAACAAAGACAGCAAGTAGATACAATGCTGAATGATTCCGACCTTCTCAAGAAGGACATCGACAGAATAGAAGCAATTGATGCTCAAGAACGAGCATTAAAAGATTCAGCAGGTAAATCTGTTGAACTTGCACTCGCAGAACCACAAGAAGAAGTACGGTCAGGTGTTGAATCAGAAGAATACCGAGATGCGTTTATGAAGTATCTACGCAAAGGCAATTCTAAAATGTCAAGCGCAGAACAACGTGTAATGGTTGAAGGTACAAATACTGCGGGTGGTTTTACTGCACCAATGTTTGCTTTTGGTCAAGCAACTTTGCAAGACATGATTATTGAAACAATGGATTCTGCACAAAACTTTACACAGTATGCGACCTCAATGCAAGTTGGTGGTCAAATTACAGTGCCAGTTCAAAATGCAGTTGGAACAGCCGCTTGGACAACCGAGAACGCTGCTTACAACGATTCAGAAACTACCTTCACTCAGTTAGTATTCTCGCCATACAAGGCAACGAGAATCCTAACAGTTTCACAAGAACTTCTTTCAGATGCTTATGTAAACATGGAAGGCTTCTTGGCAGGAATGTTTGGTCGGTCTTTTGCTACTTTGCTTAACACAGCCTTCATCTCTGGTGCATCTGCATCAACGACTTCACCAAGTGGTGTAATGAATGATTGTGATAATGGTAAGACAACCGCAACAACTGGCGTAATTGTTTGGTCAGAAATAACAGACCTGTTCTATTCGTTGAAAGAATCCTATCGTGCAAATGGCACTTGGTTATTCAACTCAAGCACTGCAAGTTATCTTCGCAACCTAAACACAGGTACAGGTGGTGCATACATTTGGCAACCATCAGCACTTGTTGGTGAAGCAGATACGCTAATGGGTAGACCAGTAGCAATCAACGATGCTTGCGATGATTACGATGCAGGTGTTGGTGCTAGACCAGTATTGTTTGGTGATTTGTCTTACTACTGGATTACATATCAAAACGGTATGAACTTCCAACGATTGGATGAACTTTATGCAGCGTCAGGAAATGTTGGTCTGAAAGCAGACGTTCGTGTAGACGGACAACTTACATCAAGCGAAGCAGTTAAAGCAATTACATCCAGTTAATGGATTGAACGGCTACACATGGGCAGGTGGACAATCGTGTTCGCCTGTCCAACCGTAGCAGGAGAACTGAATATGAAATACGAAGTATTGAAAGACGGCGTGGCAAAAGATGGTCGCTCTTTTTCTGTTGGTGCAATAGTTGAACTTGATAAAGAATATGCTGAACATCTAGTGAACAAAGGGGTGGTTCGACCAGTAAACTTTGAAAAGCCAAAGCCAAAAAAGAATCGTGCAGTTTCAAAGCCAAGTGACTTAGAGCAAGCAGTTGAATAATGAGTTATAAAAGTTTCAAAGTTACAACAGCACCTGCAGTTGAACCTGTAACAGTTGCAGAAGCAAAAACGCAACTGCGTATCGATGGCAGTAGTGAAGATACGCTGATTGGTAATTACATTACAGTCGCAAGGCAAACACTCGAAGTTTTAATGCGTAGAGCGTTTATAACTCAAACGATAACTTTAAAGTATGATAGTTTTCCTTCACAAATAAGATTACCAAGACCACCTGCAATAGCAGTTACAAGTATTAGTTATGTTGATACAGATGGTGCATCCCAAACTTGGGGTGGTTCAAATTATGTTCTTGATTCTCAAATTGAACCCGCAAGTATTCAACCTGCTTACAATGTCGATTTCCCAGATACAAGAACACAAGCAAATGCAGTGACTGTTGTTTATACCGCAGGGTATGGAACAGCAACGACTGATGTACCCGAGTCAATTCGTTTGGCTATTCGTTTGTTGGTTGGTTCTTATTATGAGAACAGGGAAGCGACTTCTGTTGCAAAAGTAAATGAGTTACCGCTTGGAATACAAATGCTAGTTGCATCAAATGAAATACCAGAGGTGTTTTAATGCTTGCGGGAAGTATGAAACAGCGAGTAAGTATTCAATCTCAAAGTACAACTTTGGATGGGTATGGTGAACCCGCAAATACTTGGACAACCGATTCAACAGTTTGGGCTTCAATCGTTCCACTAAGTGGAACTGAGCAACAAGTTGCAGAAGGAACTACAGGTATAATTACTCACCGAGTTGTGATGAGATACAACACAGATGCTTCCCCACAGAAAAGATTATTATTTGGTTCAAAGGTTTTAGGAATCGAGTCAGTTATAAATACAAACGAGGCAGACAAGGAATTGCAATTACTTTGTAGGGAAGAAATAAACTAATGGTAGAAATACAAAATACAACTCTTGGTGTTGGTGGTTCTTTTGGTGGAACGAACTTTAATGTTGGCACAAGAAGTATGCAGACAGTTTCTATGGGTACAGGTGGCATTGTTGGTTTGAAGGCGTTGGATGATATGTTAGAAAGAATGCCCAAAAAGATTCAGCAGGCGATTATGAGAAGGGCAATGCAACAGGCACTAAAACCTTTTTACCAAGAAGCAAAAAGACTTGCGCCAGTACAGTGGCAAAGGTATGAGATATGGAATGAGGATGGTGGGTTTATGAGTGATGTCTTTAACCAAATAACTCGTAGGCGTAGGGGTAGGTTAAAGAAGTCAGTTAAACGAAGAACAAAAAGTAACAAGTGGGCGCACACATTTTCTGGTAACCTGTATTCAAACATCAAAAAGTTTAAGACATACTATTCCCACTTGACTGAATGGGGAACTCAAGGTCATTTCATAAACAATTACTTTGGGCATAAAGGTCACAAGAAATGGGTCAAAGGACAAAAGGCACAGAAGTGGATGACTAGAGCGTGGAAAAAAAAATGGAAAACATCAATGAGAAACTTCCAAAGAGTTATTAGGGCAGAAACAAAAAGACAGTTTAGAATTTATGTAATGCAACTAAAAAGTGAAGAAAGACGAGGGATGGTTTCGAGTATATAACATGGCAGACGAAATAGAAAAAGCAATTAGAAGTGTACTTGTTGCAGATACAGATGTCAACGATTTGGTGTCTGGTCGTATCTATCCTTACATGAGGCAACAGGGGCAGGACTTTCCTGCAATAGTTTATACTTTAGATTCAACAGAACCCGCACATGGTTTGGGTGGCTCGTTAGGTTTGACAAGGGTTAACTTAGCAATCGAGCAATGGGCAGAAACTTATAATGAGGCAAAGCAACTTGCAGAAAAAGTTAAAAATGCCCTAGATAATTATTCGGGTACAAGTGAAGGCGTGGTAATAAAAAGTTGTTACCACGATAATGATAGTGGGAATGTTGACATTTCCCCAATTGGATTGGATAGAGGAATGTCCTCTATTGATAGTGATTATGTAATTTGGTATGAAAGTTAAAAACAAGGAGTAACCCGAAATGGGAGCAGTAACATCAAACGGAACAACAATAACAGTAGACAGTCAGTTAATCGGTGACGTAGTATCTATAGCCGCTGTATCGGTATCAGTCGCAACAATAGACTCAACAGACTTGGACTCAACGTGGCGGACTTTCATTGGTGGAATTAAAGATGGCGGCGACTGTAGTTTTGAGATAGCCTATGACCCAAGCGACACCGCACACCAAGCATTGGAAGCAGATATTGACGGTGGAAGCAAGACAGTAAGCATTGCTTGGAGTGATGCAACGACTTGTACTTTTAGTGCAATAATTACTTCTTTCTCCCCAAGTGCTGCGATTGATGATAAACTAACTTGTAGTGTAGGAATGAAAATTACAGGAGCAGTTACTTTCTAAAATGGAGATATGAATGCTAGACAAAAAAACTATCCTTAATGCAGATGACCTTCCACGAGAACAAGTCGCTGTTCCACAATGGGGCGGAGATGTTTTTGTGAGAACATTAACTGGCACAGAGCGAGATGAGTTTGAGCAATCGTGCCTGACTTCACGTGGCAAGAACAAAGAAATGAATCTTAAAAACATTAGGGCTCGACTGTGTGTTCTTTGTATTTGCCAAGAAGATGGTATTCGCATGTTCGATGCTAGAGATGTTGATGCCCTTGGTAAAAAAAGTTCTTCAGCACTTGACTTGATATTTTCTGTAGCCCAAAAACTGAATGGGCTATCTGGGGAAGATACTGAGGAACTAGCGGGAAACTAAAGAGCCGTCCAGAACGGCAATTTTATTTTAGGTTAGCATTGGAATTGGGCATGACGGTAAAAGAATTACTTTCTAGAATTGACTCAAAAGAACTTGCTGAATGGTCTGCATTTTTTTCTATCGAACCTTTTGGATACTTTAGAAGTGATGTGCAGTGTGGGGTAATTGCTAGCACTATTGCAAACTGCAATAGGTCTAAACATTCTAAAAGTTTCACCCCAACAGACTTCATGCCCTTTGGTGTAAATTCCGAGCAAGAAAAAATGACAGGCGAACAAATGAAAACAGTAATGATGGGCATAGCGGAAAACCAAAGCGGGAAAAAATAGCATGGCAACAATAGGCAATCTTTGGATAAACATAAAAGCAAACACTAAGAGTTTACAACGTGGTGTAGGTGGTGCTAAAAACTCACTAGCCGCTTTTGGAAAGTTTATGATGAACCCAGCAGTTCTTGGAATTGCTGTTCTCACTGTTGCAATTGTTGCATGGGTAAAGTTAGGCAAAGCAATAGTAAGTGGTTTGAAATCTGCAGTACAAGAATCTATGAAGTTTAACCAATCAATGGCAAAGGTTGGTGCTGTCACAATGTCTACAGGCAAGGACTTTGATTTAATGAGGAAGAAGGCACTTGAATTAGGTAGAACAAGTGTCTTTACTGCTGACCAAGTTGCAGGTGGTCAACTTGCATTGGCAAAGGCAGGTCTTACATCAAGCGAAGTGAATGAAACAATTGAAGCAACTGCACACTTAGCCGCTGCTGCAGATATGGACTTGGCAGAAGCAAGTGGTGTTGTGGTAAATGCTATGCGGGCGTTTAATTTGACCGCAGAAGATACTACACATATTGCAGATGTTTTTGCTTTAACAATGTCCAGAAGTAATACAACAGTTCTTGAGCATGCAGACGCATTGGCTTACGTTGCACCAGTTGCTCGTTCACTAGGTTTCTCACTGGAACATACTTCCGCTATGATTGGTGTTCTTGCAGATTCAGGTATTAAAGGTTCGATGGCAGGTACAGGTTTAAGGCGTGTAATGTCTGCACTTGCGACTGAAATTGAAACGCATGGTGTACAAGCATTAGACAATTGGATAACAGCAGGACACACAGTTAGCGAAGATTTACTTAAGTTTGGCTTGCGTGGTTTTAATGTAACTCAAGTGCTTGCGCTTATGAGAAAGAAGATGCTTGCGCTTGGTCAAGAAACATTGACCGCTTCTGACATTGTTAAGAAGATGGCAGAGATGAGAATGGATACTTTGGAAGGCGATTTTATTAAATTAAAATCTGCAGTTAGTGGTTTGAAAATTGTTGTAGGTGACGAACTCGAACCTGTTATTAGACAAGTAGTGCAAATATCGACTCATGCAGTAAATGCAATAACTGCGGGCTTTGTAGAATGGGTTAAAAGTGCAGACGATGTTGAATTATCCATGAAAGATTTAGAACTCATTGTCCGTGGTATATTCATAGGTACCCAAATGGCAATCCAATCTATGATACAACTTTTCAATGAGCAAATAAGAGAGGCGAGGATATTATTAAATATAGGGCAAGTTATTGCCAATGCGATAGAGTTGATATCTGAACTTGCTTCTGGTTCGTTTGTAGGTACTGGAATGGAGTTTAAGGATATAGTAACAGACTTAAAAGATATTGGCGATACAGTTCAAAAGGGTTGGTTCGGTAAACCAAATGAGTCAATAGATAAGTTGTTTGAAGAAATTATAAAAGCGTTTGATTCAGGAACTAAAGAACTTGACGAAAAAGTAAAAGCGTTTTCTGATAAGTCTGGCAACCAATTCTTGGAGTCGCTTGGATTGACTTCCAAGGGCTTGGCGCAAATGGATGAGGCAACCGCAAAGATTCTAGACAAGATGTCTACATGGCGTGACAAGTTAGACGATGAGTGGCTGTTCGCAGGTTGGGAAAAATGGGAAATAGATGCAGACAAAGCAATTGAAGTTTTAGAAAAAATGGGCGGTGAAACAAAAGCAATTGCAGAAATTTGGGAGATGATTGATTTTAAAAATCACATGGATGACCTACTAAAAGTAGAAGCACAAATGGAAAAGATGAAAGATGAAGCACAAAGTATTTTTGAATCTGTGATGACTCCTTTTGAAAAACTTGAATCTGAAAAAGCAAACTTGAGTAAATTGTTTGCCGAAGGCGTTTTATCAGATGAAACATACAACAGGGCTTTGAAAAAATTAGAAAAAACATTGGAAGATAGTGAAGCAAAAGTAAAGTTAGGCGTAGATGAAAAAGCAATACAAAAAGGGTTTACTGTTGGTTTGCAAACTGCGATGGGTACAGTTAAAATTGCAGGGGAAGTAAATAGAACAGAACAACTTGCACAGAAGTCCTTGCAAGTACAAGAGAATATGAACCGTTTGAATGAGGCAATGGTCGGCAATACAAAATCTACATCCGATGCATTGGCAGGAACAGTCAAAACTGATGTCGATGGTTTAAAAGAAAAAATTACATCGGCATTAAGTAATGCAACTATAACAGCAAGTATTACAACCGCAACTTTAGAAGGTGTAATTAAAGATGGCAATGAAATACTAAGAGATGGTTTTATGGCTGTAGTAAATGAAGTAAAAAATATTTCTAATGAAACAACGAGTCCTTTAACATGAGTATCCAATACAAAGAACTTTTAGAATCCAGAACTGTGAATAGAGATGGCGAGTCATTTACTGCATCAAGGACTTTTCTTGTTTATGATAGTACCGAAAGTGCAAAACTAACCGCAACGCAAGCAGTCAACTATCACGGGGGCGTTTCTTTTTCAACTACTCACCCAGAAATTAGTTCAATTTATGCGAATAGTTTTACAGTAACGCCAATGCCCGAAAGGAGATACACCTACAAGATAGTTTGGAGTTACGCAGAAGAAGCAGATGACCATGAAGACGAAGATGATAATACATCTGTAGACCCAGATGATGATGGTGGCATACTCGACCCACCAACAGGTGACGAGCAAGAACAAAGTTCGGGTGAGGCGGTTGGCGATGACGGGGTGAGCGAAGATGAACCAAGTGGTGATGACTCAGATACCACAAGGCAATTCAACGGTGTTTCTATAACCACAGGTCTTGCGTTGGTTGATGGTTTCGTTGCAGGTGCAACAATTCCAAGTGATGGCACAGAAGTAGAAACAGCAATTGCAGATGGAACGGTTGTACACGAAGGCGGTGAGCCTGTAACCGTTCCCATTCCCACAACAGAAATATCTTTAAGCGAAACTAGGTGGGGCGCATACTTTTACTTTAATGACGTACAAACAAAAGCAGGAAAAAGAAACGAAAGTTCCTTTTTTGGCTTTGATGCGGGGAGTGTTATCTTTAAGGGTATGTCTGTGCAACGGCAAGAGTATGACAAGTGGGATGTCACTTATACTTTCGCTTGGGATGCTTGGAGTCACATGAGGCAAGTTCCAAAAAGAACAGAGGACGGTGACACAGATTGGAATGATGATGACCCCGTAACTTTGGATATATTTTTCAAACAACCATTTCCTGATACAGTGAGTTTCAGTTTTGCGCCATGACTAAAGGACAATACCCAACAATAAACAAAGGTCTTGGAAACCTTAGCCCAGATTTATGGCGTAGGCTCATGACGATGTTGGAAAAGTTTGAGCAAAAAGATAAAGATGAAACAAGTGCAAAAGGTAAAGGCAAAGGCAAAAGTTTTTTCCTTGCAAAACTTACAGGTGCTAAAAATGTAAAGTTGGATAGCAACCGTTACATTTACAAATGGACAAAGGTAAAAATTAGTGGCGTTCATGCAGACGGATATTTAGAGTTTGAAGATATGAGTACAACAAGTACTATTGGTGGGGATGATTATGCCAATGGTGCTTACAACATAATTGAAAGCGTGAATACAGACACGGTAACATCAACAGGTGTAGACGAAGATGGTGCTACTTTTCCTTCTGGTTATACATTGCAAGCAATAGGCGGTGGTGATAACGATACTTTGGATGGGGCAGTTACACAATACTTAGAAACAGTTGTGATGATGTGGTCTACAGGCGGAAGATATTTATTCAGTGCTACTAACAGTTATGACGGGAGTTGTTGAATGAGCAATCTAATTCTATCCACTTGCAACTGCGGTGTTATTTGCGGTTCTTGTGTTAGTGGAATTGCAAACAGTGGTTGCACAGGCGAGTCACCCGATTGTCCAAACACACTTGCTGTAACTTTTACAATTCCCGCATGGACAAAAGTTAATGCAGATTGCCCCGATGGTACTGTCCTTGACCCAACGGAATACCCCGAATGGACAGGCACTATTACAGTTACAAGGGCAGATACAAGTGGCAATCTTAGTTGTAAGTATTCTGGTTCAGTTACAGAAACAATAAGTTTATTTGTTCCCAATTGCGTTCCACCTGCCTACGGTTCAACTTGTACAACGCGGTCAATATCTGTTGAACTAAACAGGGGCGGTTTGAATTTGTTTACTTCGTGGGCGCTTGTGGATACATGTATGATTTCTGCGGGAACAGTTCCCACAACAGATGAACTTACAAGTACGTGGCAGTGTGGTGACCCATTAGCAGATTGTAATTGCAGAGGCGTTGGCGTTGCAATAGTTGACGATATTTGCTTGGCTTCAGGATACGAGCATGGTTTTTCGATTGGGTACAATTCGGGCGAAGCAGAATGCGGTGATTCAGTTCCTTGCTATACGCAGTATGGTGGAGAATGGACTATACAAAACTGGTGGGGCAGGTTGCACGCTTCCAACATCCCACAACAAATATCTTCGGTCACTATCTCATGAAAGTAAACTGTGAACATTGGCAAGAATGCAAAGTAACTGGTGGCGGGTGCTGTTCAATTGGTGAGTATGACAAGCCATCTTTTGGTGTATGTTTGCTTGCTTGTGCAATGAATACAAATAAGCAAGATGAAAGTTTATCTGTTAAAGAATTGGAAAAGTTTAAAGAACGCTCAAGGGGTTTTGGTGATACAGTAAAGAAGTTGATAGGCAAAGTCACACGTGGCAAAGCAAAACAATGTGGTGGATGCAAAAAAAGACAAGCGGTATTGAATAGCCTAATACCATACAAGGATAATAAAAATGGGTGACGTAAAAACATGGGTATCTACAGATGGAAATTGGAACACAGCAGGAAGTTGGTCGCCTTCTGGTGTACCTGTTGCAACGGATGACGTTTACTTTGTTAGTGGAAGCCAAAGTGTAACTACTGGTGCATCGTCATCGGTTGTTCTTAACAGTTTGAACTTTGGTACAAAATGGACAGGCGATACAGTAGTACTTACAACGAGCGCGACAACGGTTGACTATGCAAACAAGGTAGGCACTGTAATTCTTGAAGGAACTTACACAACGGTTAATGTCCAAGCAACAGCATCAGACAATCCTGCGCTGAAGTTTGATACGTCAACCATAACCACTTTAAGAATTACGGGTGGCTCTGGCACTATTTATATTGACGAGAACTCAACAGTTTCTGGTGCAATCAATATGGTTGGTTGCAAAGGTGCAAGGTTAGAAATACAAACAGGTGCAACCGTAAGTGCTGCGGATATTACAATTGATGCAGGGAAGGTTCTTACTTATGAACAAATTGATACGCTTACACAATTTGGTGGTATCGTTACTTTTGCAAACAGCGATGGAACAACAAACACAGTTACATTATACAAAGGCATAATCAAATACAAACCAACTTCAACTGCTGTACTCACTACGCTTGTTGCTTATGGCGGTTACTTCGATATGCGGGGTTGCAATTCACCAAGCCATACCATTACAGACGCAACAATCTATTCTGGTTCTATGATTGATGAAAGAAATGGTTTATCAAATTGCACTTTCACTAATCCAATTTTAAGTAATGGCGGTGTCTTTATGCCTGACCTTGGCAGAAATATAACGGTAACATAAATGGCAACAACTACAACAATCAATCCAACTTCAGATACTAGGATGTTTGAAAACTCACCTGACACCAACTATGGTTCTGCGGCTTTGGTGAAGATTGGCTATGCAACGGGAACAGGAAAAATGGATAACTCGGTATTCCGTTTTGATGTTTCAAGTTACAACGCTGAAGATATTGTTTCTGCTGTGTTTACTTTGAAAGTTGCAACTGAATGGGGAAGCACTGCTAGAGAATTGATACTTGCAAGGTGTACAAAGGAATGGGTAGATACTGAATGTACTTGGAATGTGTACAAAGATAGTACGGCATGGACAGCGGGTGGTGGTGTTGATGATACTG